CTGTCAACAGTTGGTCGGGGATCAAACCCTGTGTAGTGCCCGAAGTCAGCGTAATTTGTGCTGTGCCTGTGCTGAGAGTGGCCGCTAGGTTGGTCACTGTCTGTACTGCACCCAGGGTAATGTTCTTGTCATCTATAGTTAGGTTTGACGAGTTAACTGTAGTGGTTATACCATTGACTGTTAGGTTACCTGTGATCAAAGTATCGCCAGCTACAGCTAGCCCTGTAAGTGTGCCCACGCTGGTTAGACTGCTAGCGGTTATTGAACTGTTGAGTGTAGTGCCTGCCAACAAGTTGATGTTTAGAGCACCTTGGGTAACTTCTTTGGTTGTGGTATTGTAGTAGAGTACACTGGTAGGCGTTGAGTCTGCACGTATGGGTGCCATGTATAGGCTGTCAGTTTGCGCTATTTGTCCGTTGAGTTCAGCGCCTGTGGCATTGATAATAATAGTCCTGGCACTTTGTGCAGGGCCACCTGTGCCTGCACCTGCTAGATAGCCTAGAGCTATTGCATAGCTGCCTTGATCTTGACGTCCAGCGCCTGATCCTATGGCTATACTCTGAGGCTGTTGTCCGTCATAGCCTGCATAGTCACCTATGCTGATTGAACTAGTGCCCTGATCAATTTGTCCAGCATTAGTACCCAGGGCCACCGCACGAGCTGACTGTCCTGAGTTGGCTGCGCGATAGCCAATGGCCACAGAATTTACTCCTGCTGATATTTCATGCCCTAGGGCTATGCTGTAGGTATTGGCTGCTACAGTCTTGCCTAGAGCAATGCCGCCGCCGGTGCCTGAACTGCTGGGACCTGCTGTAATAGTACCTGCTAGGGTTACTGTAATAGCAGCATCAGTTTGATCTGTCCATAGATAGTTTTGTCCATCGTTGCCCAAGACCTTGCCCACAGTTTCTTCATCGATTGCGGGTATAATTGTACCTAGGCTTTCAATGGTCCAAGATATGGTTTCTTCAATGACTTGATTGGCTGAATCCCGCACTCGCAGAGTAAATGCACCCGAGCTGATTTGACTGGGTGTACCGCTGAGTGTAGCACTATTTTTTTCAGTTAGATCGCTCCAACTTAGGCCTAGGGGTACAGTAACTGGATCTGTTAATATGGTAAACGTATAGGGAGCAACACCGCCCTGTGGCTGGAATGTTACTGAAAACGGCTCACCACGGCTGGTGGTAAAACTGGCTGTGTTTAATCCAGTTAGAGCCTGTGCAGATGTTGCAGCTGTCCAGCTTATGGTCAGATTATAAATTCTATTAGTGTCTGAGTAGGGAACGCCGTCTTCGGCAGGAGTAGGCGGTGATTCAACTACATAGCCGCTGGCTTCTAATATACTGTTAAGATCGTTCCAAACAGCCTTGTTCCAGCGCACAGTAAATCTTGTTTCTCCTGCTGCTGATACATTGGCGATCTGTTCAAAGATTTTTTGATACTTTTCTCCAAGCCGTGTCTGCTCTGCTGCAATTAGTTTACGTTCTGCTAGAGACGCTTGACTCTGTGCTTGACTTGCGCTAATAAATGCCATAATCTGCTCCTATAGTGTATTTAAGCTAATTTGAGCAGATGCGCTAGGCCCTTTGTAATACTAAAGTCTGTTTTGTTCTTAAAAGTTAGATAGTTGTGTTTTACCACATGCTGCACACGATCTTGCCAATCAGCCCAGTCTTGGTTGGTAAATTTTGCTAGAAGTAGTATTTCTTTAACAATAGCTTTTAGCCTAGCATGATCGTCTTCTATCTGATCATATGACTCGTCAATCCACGGGCTGAACGTCTTATAGCCCGCATTTCTTAGTGCTTGTAGTGTGCCAGGTCTTGATACTAGTATAAAAGGTTGTTGATATAAAATTGGTCTAAAGGTCTTTTCACTTACAAAGATACTGCTCTGCGCTAGACTTAAAAAATTAAAGTTAGTTTCTGTAACTACGCTAAAATAACTATTGGTATGATAGCTAAGATCTTGGTCCGTAAATCCCGCCGGGTTTATAGTGTCCTCATCGATGTCAAGATGCAAAGGTAGTAGGTGTTTGTAGGGTTCTAGCAACTTCTTTTCTTCGCCCCATATTGGTAACTTGGTGCTGTTAAAAGATCCTTCAAATGAATAGTAAGCCCTATCAACTAGTTGGTTCTTGTACATTTCAGCAAGTAATGCCACTCGATGAGGGCGTGGTGCTCGATTAAAACAAGTAAACAACTTCTTTTTCTTATCTATGCTATAGTCAGGAATATCCATAAGACTAGCATGAAAATTTGTTCTTTCAAAGTAGTAACCCGATGCTACAGTCATTGGGTGTTGCCACTGTTCTTCTTTTACAAGTTTGTTGTATATTTCTTGTCCGTTGACAGCACTAGTAGTGAACACCAGCTGATGAGGTTCAAAGTTTATAGATTCAACTACAGACTGTATCTTGTATAAGACTGGCTTGATAAACCCTTCCTCAACACCATAAAAAAGAACACGCTTTCTTTGTTGGAGAGCGTGTTCAACTTCTTGTTTTATTAGGTGCTCTGACTGATTTAGTACGCTTTCTCCGGGACTTAGACCTGCATATACTACATGTATTTGATCAACGTAAGGTTTAAGTTCAGGCCAGATATCTACTAGTTCTTGCCAATACTTCTGCATCATTTACTATAGTATTTGTAGTTTACAGAAGTTTGATTTTCTCTATGCACACTTGCACCGTTTTTAAGATGGAACTTTCTTGCCATATCGGTTTGTGGACTTAGAGTTACAATGGCCTTGATATCGTGAAATTCTTGTTTTAACCATTTAGCAGCTTCTTGTAAAAGTGTTGCGCCAGCACCTGGACTATAACTCCAAATGGTGTAGAATACCGCTACATCTTTAGTGTGGCCCATGTTTATTAGATCAGCTTCGTCTTGAGGAATATCGTTAAGCCATGCCATACAGGTAGCGGCCAATACTTCTTCTCCTGCTTTGAGCAGTAGTATTTCAGCAGCTTCATTTACACGTTGTTCTAGAGGAATATGTGGTCTCACAGGGTCATCTGCAATGACCCTAACTAACGGATCCGTAATGTCCCTAATGTGATGCAATTCCATTTTTTTTCTCCTCTATTATATACGTACTTATCTATTCTCCTAAAAAATAGGGTTTTAAATCTTAGATCTCGTCGCCGGGTAAATTATTCAATAATTCTCTTAGTTTTGTACTTTCAACTTGTGCCCTAACCTTAGGCACAGCCAGTCCTGAATCTGGATTAATTTCACCAGTGTTAGGATCAACTGTTTGTCTCTGTTTAATACTAGCTAGTAAACTGCTGCCTGCAGATTGTGATCCACTATGATTATCTTCGTCTGCTAGATCAGTAATACGCAGACTATCAATATTAAACTCTAAATCAATCTTTTGCCCAACCCCACTACTACTACGTGTTTTCATCAATTGGATTTGATAACGGCCGCGTTCACGCATAGCTCTGGAGGTAAAGATACCAAATACGTTATCCGCTGTTTGAATCTTACTCAACCCTCCTGAGATATGACTGTGATCAAACTCTACTTCTTCTACAGCACCACGATTCAACTGTGCCGCTGTTACAAACAAACAGTTCTTTTCCATTGCTAAGTTACGCAGTTCTTCTGATACATACTTGTCCTTAACGAACAAGTTTTCTGCTGAAATCTTCTTACCAATAGGCATGAGCAAGTCTAAGTAGTCTACTAATAGTACATCTACTTTTCGTCCTAACTTAATTTCATATTCTTTTAAGTAAGCACGAATGTCATTTGCGGTCTTCCCAGACGGCATATACTTAACTTGAAACTGTCCACTCTTCTTGCCAATCATTTTTACTTTCATCTCAACATCATCAATGTTCTTGAAAATATCACGAGTGGCCATACCTGTTACCATTGCATCAACACGCATTGATACAAGTTCTTCACTAAGTTCTAAACTTAGATATACAACATTTAATCCTTGTAACGCCCAGTTAACACCTAAGTTTGCTAAAAATAACGATTTACCTGCACCTGAGCCGCCTGCAAAGATATTAAGTTCACCGCGATTCATTCCGCCAAATAGCTTATCATCAATAGCTTTCCACCCAGTGCTAATTTGTCCGTTCTTATCTTTAATACGCATCAGTCGAGCACGAGGATCTTCAAAATAGTCAGTGCCCATGTCACGCTGTAGACCAATCTGTACTGCTTGTTTGATCTTTTCTTCTACGCTACCATACTCACCCTTTTCCAACATGTCTGCCGATTCAAGAATGGCTTTTTCTAAGCCTTTGTGTCTGGTAAAGGTTTCAAAGTCATTTAGCAACCAATCATAATGCTCTTCACGTAGATCAGTTGGCACTTTAAAATCTGTACCGGTAGCGGCATTAACGATTGTTTCTGTTGGGACTACATTATGCTCTTTAACATAGTTGTTGATAAACTCTGCACCTTGTTGTAGTTTCCTGTCAAATAATGTGTAGTCAAAAATAGCCTGACAGCGAGCAAATGTTGCTGCATCGCTCAACATCATTTCCAAATAAACTTTTTGTATATCGTAACCGTAATCTGTATTCTGTTTCATTGTTTATTATAACACTTAATTAAAAACTTTTACACCATACTGGCTTTCAAAATTTCGAGAGTCAGCATGATCATTAACCATTGGTTTGCCTTTGATATTTAAACTAGTATTGAGCAGCATAGGACATCCTGTAGTTTCATACCAAAGCTCTAAGAGTTTTCTAAACGGGCTTCCATCGTTTGGTACAGTTTGTACACGTGAAGTTCCATCACGATGAATGATAGCAGGATAAAGCTGAGGATGCCTGCAACGAGCGACCACTTGCATATACCTACTAGTAGTCCAACCAGCAGGCATATCAAAGTACATATCCACATGCTCTTCGAGTATTGCCGGAGCAAAGGGTCTAAATTGTTGGCGTTGCTTGATTGCATTTACAGTATCCTTAATATCTTCACCTCTAGGGTCTGCTAGTAAACTTCTATTGCCTAGGGCACGTGGTCCAAACTCTGCAGGCCCTCTAGCCAAGCCGCAGATTTTATCTGTCAATAAGTAATTAACTATTTCAGTGTTAGTTGCTTTTGACCCCATATCATATCCTAGATAAGGTGTAAAATTCCTAGGATCAATTGCCCAATCAGGATTCTTTGCTAATACTGCACCAACAGCACTACCTGCATCGCCGGGGTTAGGCATAATCCAAGTAGTATTAAAATATTTGCCTGTAAGTCTGTTAGCACTACAATTTAAAGCACATCCGCCCATTAATACTAAGTTACGCGACTTAGAGAGTGTTACTGCTTGTTGTAATACACGCTCAAAAGCCATTTCATAAATTGCCTGTGTTGCAGCCGCAATATCAAAAGTATCATTGACAATTAAATCAGGGCGCCAGTCTGTACAACCGCGATGAAGATTCTTTTTAATTCTAAATGGATGTTGGTAATCATCATTAGGTAACTGTACAAAATCGTTTAGGATATCTCTAGTGAGTTTTTTAGCATCACCGTATGCTGCCATTCCCATTAAGATATATTCATCTTCATTAGGTTTTAAATGACAGCGTTGTGTCATGGCGCTGTACCATAATCCTAGACTGTTTGGATATTCCATACTAAACAGTTTACGAAGTGTTTTGCCAGTGCCTTCCCAAACTGAGTATGTTGTAAATTCTCCAATAGCATCTAATACTACAATACACGCATTGTCAAATCCGCTTGTATAATAACCAGCTGCGGCATGACTCTTATGGTGGTCTACATAGGTTATTGGTGCAAAGATACTCCACTGTTTCAAGTATTCTTTGATATTATTATCTTTCCATTTCCAACCTTGTCCTGCAACTAATTGACGTGCGGTTTTAAAGTATGGATTTTCATCTTTCACTGTGACTAGCAAAAACTAATTTTTCGTCAACAAATACAGCCAATGCAGCATCGTGGCTGTTGCCGCTTATGCCCCATGTAATCATTTGTAGATGAACGGATCCCGTTTACGTAATTCAGCAATTCTTTTTTTATAAGCTCTTCGCTCTTTAAACCATCGCCAAGGAAATGTAATAATATCAATTATCTTTTGCATAATGTTCTTTGAACCATTTTTTTGATTTTAATTGTATTTTAAGACTATTAGATTCCTTAGAATTAATAATCATCCAAAGTGTTGCTAGTCTACCTAATTTTATATAAGCATCGTTAACATCTTTAATGCCTTCTGGCCAATCAGGCATACTTACCGACCAACCATATTCTATTGCCTGTTCAACTGTACGAGGGCCTTCATGATCTCTATCTGGCACTAGTATAATTTCTTTGCCTAGTTGTTTTAAAAGCCAATTTTGACTTTCTTTAATCTCAGCACCTAATAATGCACAACCATCAATACTTATCGCATCAAACGGGCCTTCACAAACAATCACGAACTGTCTATTGTTCTGCTGTGCGTCTAAATTAAACACGTAACCGGGCTGTTGCTCACTGATATATTTAGGTTTAACATCATTAATTGCTCGAGCTGTATATCCTACACAAACAGCGTCTTTATAAAACGGAACAATTAATCTATTGCTAAAACCAATTTTAGGAGTCCAGTGGAAATTGTAATAATCTAGATAGAGGTTGCGTTTAGCAATGTATTCTAATATTGGAACTAGTTTTTCCGGCATCTCCTCTAGCCAGTCATTAATAGGTCGAGTATCTGGTGGTAGTTCTCTGTACTCAAACGTTGGGACTAGTTGTTTTGTTTGAGTAGTTTCAGATTCTGTTTGTTTAAGTGCTTCTAATCTAATTTGACTTATAATGTCATCTGGGACATTAAGTAGTTTCATTAGCTTAGTTAATTTTTGGCTAACAGTTCTACCCGGTTGCCAGCTGGCTTTAAAACCACAATTGAAACAATGATATGAAACAGCCTCATCGCCGTTTTTAATAAATCCGCCACGTTGGCGTTTGTCACTACAACAAGGTGCGTTGAAACTTATCCAACCAGAAGGAGTAGTTTTCCTTTTTGCAGGAAGGTAAGATAAGATAGTATCTGCTATGAGGCCCATAGCATATATTATATTAATTTACAATAACTTTGTCAACCTTTCCGGTAATATTAGTTCCAGTAACAATATATGATGCATTACCAGAAATAGCTGTACCAGTCCATGAAATTAGTGTAATTGAGCTATTAGCATAACTTGATATATATCCGGTAGATGCCGCATCAATCCCGTCTATCGAAATAGTTAAATCATTCACACCATCAGTTCCGCCTAGGACACTACCTAATACTTTAATTTTGCCAGTTACTGCATAGCCAGTTCCACCCGATCTAACTGTTACTGTATAGACACCGTTAACTACATCAACTTTAAAATTAGCACCAACGCCGTTGGCTAAAGGAGTAGAATAAGATACTCTAAAATATTTGTAATCATCAATTTGATAATCTGATCCTGCTGGCTCCCACATACCGGTAAAATTATCAAATGTGTAGGAATTTATATAGGTAGCATTTTTAAATGATTCTGTACTGATAGTTGAGTCTCTAGTAGCTTCAATCCAAACAGACCCAGTAAATCCAACAAGACTAACACCGATAGACACAGTTTCTGTTTTAGTAGCCTCGTAGTATGTTACTGGAATTGCACTGCTATGCCATGTAGGTTGTCCTTTTAAATCAATCTCAGCTGTAAAAGATTTATAAATTTTCTGAGGATTAATTGTGGGTGCAAGTTCGGTAGAAAGTTCTATAGTTCCAAGTGCGCCAAATCTTGTATCAGCATACAATGGTATATTTTCTGTATCCTTTGTTGCTGTAACGCTGTATTTTAGAAATTGATGTGTTAGTCCAGTTAGATCTGCACTTGGTATAGTTACTGTTGCTATTCCAGTTAGGTCAGCTGACGGTGTGATGTCATAAGGACTATTAAGCAGAGCTTTGCCTCCTGCATCCATTAAATTTAATTTAAGATCTGTAATCGATGGATCAGTAATTAAATTAATTCTTTTTTGATCGGAGTTTTTAATGTCAAACTCTATGGTATTATCAACCCCTTGATATATTTTCACTGTTCTTTGGTACACGTTAGTAAACTCCGTTGAAAAACTAGCCAAATTTGCTAATAGTTGAATTCTATTTGGATATAAATAACTTGAAATTTTTTGCATTGGCGTTATCCTTATTACATATTTATGGCAAAATTAAGAGAAGATATAGAACAAAATTTACCCTTTATTTCGGTATTAAATTACGGTAATGAGGAATACGTGGGGATTATTATAAATCAAGATCAATACGTAACTAGCTTTTATGATTTAAACGCTATTAAGACCCCTGACGAAAAAACAAAGTTTTTAGAAATAGGCGAAATTTGGTGGTGGGAAAGTAACAGACAATTCCCAATAAGCATTTTTTGTAGAGAGCAAATACAGCCGTTCTCTTATGCTATTCGAACCTTTAACAGTAAAGATGTTAGGATAATCTTAGGACCAGTTGTTAACTTAATGAATTTAACGATGAAACGAGTTAAAAGAAAAAGTGTTCAACTAGTTAGGAAAACCCGTAACTAAGTTCCTCACATATTAAATTCATCTGCACTACAACCACATGTGCATAAGCAATAGCATGTGCCTTCTTAAAGTAGTATTCACCGTTCTCCGGTTTCGTCCAAATCTCCGCTCCAATCTCTGTCCAGGTCTTCCCAAGTAAATGTTTCTTGGCTGGGCGGATCAAAGCGAGACACATGGCCAATTTTTCTATACTTGACGGTTTCATTTCCCTCATCAAGTAGCCATACCCATTTACGTGGAATAGTAAATTGGTGAATTCGTCTTGTTCCAGTAGATCCCATAATGGCTCAGTCTCCATAAGTTGTTTGAGATGCTCTTTACTTCTCACTTTTTCATAGACACTAACATTTAAAAAGTCTATCTTGAAATAACCTCTGTCCTCTGCTTCTTTGTAATCTATTGTACTTAATCCAGATATAGGGTTATATGGAACAGAAGTACAATAGATGCCAGTATTATGCTTTTTAAAAGTCCCATCTGTTTCTTTAATTGAAGCAGGGACATGTTTAAAATGTTCAAGTACTTTTGATCTATTAGCAAAATCAATATCGATATCTGGCATTAGTGTTTTATCTCCGACTCAAATAACAATAAAGGTAATGTTTCTGTTAAGAAATCACCATAACTATCTGCTTCTTCCAATGTGTCAAATCCTGTAATTTTTACATATACAGCTTTTTCTTCTTCTTCTAAAATTACCTGCATCTCTAATTGTAAAGCATCTGGGTTAGGATTTACGTGCGTGTTCATAGATTAGATTCCTTAATAACTTGCTTAACAAGTTCAACGTCTGCTGGTAACTTTTTAAACTTATTAAGCCAAAATGGTAGGTCCATAATATTACTTATTGCTTGAAGCTGTTCATCACTGAACTTCCGTAACATTTCCTTACCATTTTTGCTGTTTAATATAATCCACGGACTAACTTTTCCGTCTCTAACATCAAACACAGCTCTGCTTAAACTGACATAAAGGAAATAATGATTCCACGACGCTTGATTATTATCTCCCCACCCCATCATATGACTTACACTTCGCTCAAGAGCAACTTCAACTGGTTCACTTTTAATTAGGTCAACAACATACTTGTCATACAATTCATCTCTGCACCAGTGGTCTAATTTTACTCCACTCTTGATTACATAGTTAATAAATTTGTCAGGATATAACGGATTTACATTACTTACAAAACTACCAAATTTTACAAAGGCATTGTAGTAAGGACTACGTGCAAAATCATCATAGGTTTTCTCTCCTTTAAGATTTTGACTTAATTTAAAAAATCTGTTAAACGCATCAAATCCTAAAATAACATGTTTTTCAGACTTTGCAAGATGTCGTCTTTTTTGCTCACAAACATGTACTATAAGAGTTTTTTCTCTTGAAAATTTATGCCCGCAAAACTGGCAAGTAAATGTTCCTTCTATTAATGCCATCATTTGAGTTTTTTTGCAATAGTAGCTTCATCCATACCGTGCTTTCTTGCAAGGTCTTTAATATCTTTATCTGATGCTAATTTTGATAACATCTCAATTTCATCCATTTTTTTATTAGGGTAAAGTTCTGCTAAAAACTTTATTCTTTTGTTATCATTTCCTTCTTTCTTTTTAAAACCTATCCATTGATGAAAATAAGTTTTGCCGTCATTTGCACTGCACATGCAAAGTAGTAACCAAAGAAGTTTAGGATGCTTTTGTAATAGATTCCAATGTTTATTAAAATATGTGTTTACTGATAGAACAAAATGTTTTTGTAATCGAGTGTCGTTGCTCTGTACATTGCTAATATACCTGTTAAGAATAAAAAACTCGCTCTTAAGTGCTTTTTGTTGGTCAGGCTCCATGGCATCCCACAATTCTCTTATATTCTGATCAACGGCTTGCAATTTTTCTTTAAGTTCTACTTTTTCACTCATAATGGCTTGTCTTTACTTAAACGATATATCATTATAGCACGATCCAATGCTTTTTGTAAAGCAGTATTGGTCTTTGCTTCTCTTCGAATTGCGCCCCACAGTTTATCTTCTCGGAGGTGCTCAATTAATGGACGGCCGTCATCGGTTCGAGGATCAGGCTTACCTTCCATTTGATATTGGTAACCAATTAATTTACGCTCTGTTTTTCCAAACTCTCGAGCATATACTTCATCGCCGTTACGTTCATAAATGTATGTTGCTCCGGGTTTAAGATTTCCCATCTTTTTTCTCCTGAACAATCCCATATTGCTTGTAAATCCACTGTATAAATCGTTCAACATCTTTACTAGGATACGGGTATGCTTTATATGCTATTTCAATTTTTGTTAACCATTCTTTATCAATCATAATATTTTGTCAAGATGAATAATTTCACTTTGTCTGCTAATTTCTTTAACAAAATAAGCACAATCTGGTTTTTCTTTAAAACTAGTAGGGACAGCTAGTAAGTGTCCATTTTTCATTTTTGGGAAATACCATTTAACATCGTTATAGAAATTTACAATTTCTATTTTTTTAAATTCAACTCTAAAACTACTTAATGGATTGAAAATTAATGCTTCAAATCCTCTATCATTTAAACTAGTTAAGGGTAATATTTCTATATCGCTTGCACAACTACTATCTCCTACAGCAATTGACCAATCAATGGGCATAGTAACTTCATCATTACCAATTTTAAGCACCATTGCCGGAGCATTAAAACTTTCTAAAAATATCAATGGTTGAAAAAAGAAGTCGGGATCGTTAGGTGTACTATTGTCTAGTACAGCAAATCGAGTGTTTTCATCTACCTCATCTGGTAAATTGTTTAGTGAAAATGTTGCGTTGTCTAATGTTAATATTTGCATTTGTTATTTGTTCCAGTCTACCTTTTCTAATGTAAATGGGTATTTGGCTTCCTTATAAAATTTCTTCCTTTCCGTAAGATGCCGTTTGGCGTACTTACAGGTACTTGTGAGGTCCCAGATCTGCACGAAGTCTTTATCTTCCGCTTTTCTAATGCCTCGCCCAATACTTTGTATAACCCTTGTAAAGCTCTTTCCGGGCTCCAGAAGAACCAGATTAAAAATACGAGGGATATTAATACCCACAGCGGCCACACCATAAGTCGCCACAGTAATCTTTTTATCGCTAGTTGCATGTTCTTTATACTCTTCCTGTCTTAGTGAACCTTTTACTTCCCCTGATATAAATGTGCTACCTTCTAGCTCATTTACTAAAAATTTTCCCGAGTCTATTCTATTAACTAATACTAGTGTGTTCCCAGACTCTGAGATTGTTTTAACTAGTTTACTAATATAGATCATTCGATCTTCATCAGTAACAAGATATTTTAATTCTTCAGCGTAACTTCTAAATTCTACAGTATCAATCATCTGAACTACATTAACATGTAGATTACTAAGGATACCCATTTCTTGTAGTTCGTGTGCTTTTATTCCGCCAACTACAGGGCCTATGCTGGCAAAAATTTGTTCATGTTCAAATTTTTCTTTTGGAACAGTTCCTGTTAACCCCCAACGAATAGGAGCATTACACAAGTTCTGTGTGAGTAAATTCTTCAACACCTCAGCTTTTGCCATGTGTACTTCGTCAACAATAACAGTCTTAACACCGTCTAAAAATTGTGCCAGTGTGAGAATTTCGTGTTCTTGATTTTTTGATTTTTTATCTAATACGTTTAAACTTTGCCAAGTGCATATTGTATGAGTCTTTCCTAAATCTTTTCTGTCGCCAAAGTAAACACCTACATCAAGACCAACATTAATAAAATCTGCTTCTGTTTGAACTACAAGATCCTTGTTTGGAACAATTGTAATAGTTCTGCCATACGGCTCAACACAATGAGCTAACGTAGCTGTCATGATAGTTTTTCCAGCACCGGTGGCAACTTCTTGTAAACTTTGATGATTCTCAAAAAATCTGTTAACTACTTCAACTTGATCGTCTCTTAATGTAATAGGCTGGCCGGCAAATCTATGCCCGGCAGGCCATACTTTGCCCTGGTCGGCCCAATAGTTTGAAGATACTTTAGGTAAAGTGATTTTAGCTGTTAATCGTAAGTCTTCAACTTCGTCAATGTCAATATTTTGTTTTGCAAGTAAATTAAGAACAGTCTCAAGTTGATTTAGATAACCGTTGCCGCCTAATCCAAATAGGCTTACCATGCCGTCCCATCGACCTAATTTATATGCTGGGTGGTATCTTGCATAAGGTATTTCGTACTTGAATGTATTCACTAATTTTTTTCTTAGATCTAATGGAAGACCTTCAAATTTGATATTAACTTCATCTTTAATAATCAATTTTACTCCCATATATTCCTCGTTTCAATGATTGGTTCTAGGTCAGAGTAAGTTATAACTAAATCGCAATTATTAGAATAGACTGATGTTTTAGTATTATTAACTAGTTTAGCAAAACTAACAATACTCATTGGCTTCCAACCAAGTTTGATAAAGAATTTTGGTATTTTTCCATTTGCAATAACTGCAACTTCGGTAGTGTTATCTAGTTGACAATTATATTGATTGTTGGCAATCATTTTATTAAATTCTTGACCTTTGCCTTGATTGTCTAATCTAAAGTAAACACCGACCTTACTAAAATTATCGTATTTTTCTAAGGTATTTTTTAAGATTTTGAGATTTTCAACACACGATGATTGATCTGACGAATCAAACACTAATAAGATTGGAAGTCTTTTTAAATTAATTAGGCTTTGAAAAATTTCTTCAAAAGAGTGTTCTTTTGAGTTTATCCAGATTTTTGTTTTTTTTCTAAATGCTATTTTTTCTGTTAAATTTTCTGGATTTTTTGGTGGATTTTTAGTAAAGTATTCGTACCTAACACTTCGGTCTTCAAGTAAGCATACATCAGAAAAAAGGTCAGCACCGACATCGTCGTTGACTATGTTTTGCAAATTTTCATGTAATGTGTTTTCTAAAAAAAATTGCGATTTTACCTCATTTTTAGACCAAGATTTTATGGTTTTATAAAAATTTTCAATTTTTTCATCAAATGTAAAATCTAAAGATTTAAATGTATCAACTAAAAGTATAATGTTCTTTTCAGTTAAGTCGGCATGATAATTTTTAGCATTCTGAATTGCAATTAATCCTGTAATTTTTGTACAAATGTCAGAAAGAATTTTTCTAATTTGGCTCGAATAGGTAAAATTGATATTAATAACTTGCTCGCCGACTGTGTTAGTGATTATGTCAATTTTACGCACTACTTCAACTTTACGAAAATATCGAGACCACGTAGGTGCTTGTAAAATATCATTTAGTTCGTCTTGAAAAATAGGAAATTTTTCACTATTTTCTTTAATAACCTTGAGTAACAGTCTACTTTGATTTTCTGTGATGAAATTTGGACTTGATACAATATTAGCTATACTTCTTAGAACCTTTGCGTCTCTTTTTGATAGGAATTTTTCAACAGACGGTTCTGTTGAATTTATAATCTTAAGTAAAAATTGATCAACTGTTATCATAATCTTTATTATACATACAAATCTTGTAAAAGTCAACACTAAAACAAAAATAGGCCTATAATTATTTAAGGCCTATTGTGGTCATTTTGAGCAAATTGATTATAGTGTTGCGTCTTCCATACCTGCGACACGCAATTTAACAATATTTGTTAATTGCCATTGTTTTTGATCTAAGCCTTTAATAACACCAAGCCATTTATTTCTAAGTAAGGCAAATTCGTTGATAATTTTTTCCATATCAACAACATCTGCCTCACCTTCAACAAATTTTTCACAATCTCTTGAACTTAATGCTCGTTGGTAATTCTCTAAGTACTTTCTAAAGAAACTACTCTTAAGTCTCCGAAGTTCAATATTTAGATATTCTAAAATTGCTTCAATTTCTTGCAATTGACTAAATCGATGTTCTACATTTCCGGGCATTGCCGCGGACGCTTTTTCAATATTCCCTGTTATACAGGCATCTTTTTTTGCTTCAATCAATTCAGATTCAAAATATTCCACGGCATCTGGAATACAAGAAATATCTTTAGAGACTCTACTATACCAACCCATTAAAAATCCAATTCTTTGTAATCATCGTCTTCATCTGATGGTTCGTCTAGATAATAATCAATTGCTTGATCTAGTGTAGGATCTACTCCTGTAGCAGAACTTAACACTCTATCACTAACGCCATAATCTGCTAGTAGATCAACGTACCTTTCAGCGGCCACTTCTAATTGTTTTTTATCGATATAGTCTGCAAACAGCAACCAAATATCACCAATTTGACTCTCATTCAACATGTTCTTCATTCTCCTCGGGAACGGTAATGTTATTTGTATTTGACAAGTGGAATTTTTCCATTATCATATCTAATTTATCATCTTTCCATTCTTTTCGGTAGAATTTGAACTCTTCACCTGTCTCTGGATCAACCCATTTGAGTCTGTTACCTTCTTGCTTAAGAAGACCGTGCTTCTCCATAAGGTCAACAAGACCGCTGTAAGGACTCATGCCTGTTGCATAAGGAATCTCTACTTGCACTGACTCAAAAGGTTTAGCATAACGTGTCTTCATAATCTTACACGCAGCACGAATACCATGAACGTCACTGGTTTTAACACCATTTTCGTCAGTTTTAAGTTTAAGTTTCTTCATTGCAACCACGATAGAAGATGCGTAAATGAATCCTTGTCCTCCTGAGATTTTATCGTCAGGATCGAACATGTCTTGGCTAGCGTATGTGTGATTTGTTGCCACCATACCCACGTTATAACTACCAAACATATTAACGCAATTACGAACCAACGCCGTAAGTGCCTTTGGCTTTCTACCCATATCACCTTTTAGGTCTCCTGCTTCAAATTGATTGATATCAGTTGGGGTGAGCAACATGCCTAATGAATCAATTACAAACATAACTTTAGGACGTTCTTCCATAGCTTTGTATTCTTTCATGAATTCGTGGATAGTTTTAGCCACATCATCAATCATAGCCATGTTAAGTTTAAGTAGTTTGTCTTCACTAGTATCAACACCTAATGCGTGTAACCAATTTTCGTCAAGAGCGTTTTCGCTATCAACTAGGATAACATAAATTCCTTGCTCTTGAGCATTTTTTACAATATTTCCTGAACAGATATAACTTTTACCTGCGCCAGATTCACCAGCAAACACAGTAACCTTACCTAGAGGAATACCTTTGTGAAAATCTCCACTAATTAGATAATTTAATGTGTAATTACCAGTACTAACCCAATCCGTAGGGTCATTAAAACCAACACCAAGTCCGTCGATGGACTTTGTCAGCGTCTTTCTAAATTTTGATAAATCGAAGGCTTTTGTAGCCATAGTTAATCTCCTAAATAAATCAAATAAGGGGGACTTGCCCCCTTATATTATTGCTTTTGACGGTTTCGAATCATAGCCAAGATGTCTTGTGCTCGGCTATCACCGCCTGCGGCTGGTGTTTCTGCTTTTGCCTGTGGTGCAGGTGCTGTCTTTGCCTGCGGCGCAGAATCTTCGCTATATTCATCTTCGGTTGAAGAAGATACTTTAGGAGTTGTTTTTACAGGATCGCCAGTATTTTGGCTCATGCCTGCTGGTTTGAAGTATTGACCCCAACGATCCATGTCAAATGCTTCACCATCAACAGATGCCTCAAACATTTCTTTCATGACCTTGAGTTCAATTTCAGTTGGCTTCTTAGGTAAGAAGTCTGACAAATTATACAAGCCTTGATTTTTAATCGCTGCTTGTTCATCATCACTGATCGGGCGTGAACGACGTGACCAAGTTGAAGTTGAGTAGTCAGCATAGCCGCCTTTGCTACCTTTCTTCATACGGAAATCAATACCGTTTACAAAGTCTGTTGGCAAATCTTCCAATTCTGGATCAACAAGTGCTGAACGAATTAATTGAAAAATTTGTGGGCCAATAATAAATCGGCGAATTGGATTTTCTGGTCTGTTTTCTTCCTTAAGACCGTCTTCGACGACAAATCCTTGAAAGATATAAGACTTCTTTTTCCAGTACTTACGACCCATGTCTTCAAGTGCTGGATCTTTAAACCAACCGCGAACCTCTGTAAGAATAGGACAAGTTTCTCCATACATTTCCATGCACGGTACTTGGACGATTGTTTGCTTGCTTTCTGTTTCACCTTTAATTCCAGCAAACGGCAATTTGATCATTGCACGCTCTACCCAGAAAAAAGTGTTGTCGGTGTTACCATCTGGTAAGAATCGCAGAACGGATTCGCCACCTTCTTTTAAATTCCAGAACGGATAAATTGAATTATCTCCGCCTGTTCTTTCGCCTGAACCTTTTGATTCAGATGCCTTTAGTTTTGCTCTAATTTCAGCCAAAGTTGCCATAGTTTTCTCCTTTATTAGCCTTTGTTTTTTATGTGCCTTTATTTGTTGAACCTTTCAACAAAAAACGCATACATGTTATTGTATGCGTTTTTATTTATACAAGCAAGAGGTTTTCTTGCCTAAATATGATATTATTTCGCCAATTATCTATGATGTACTAGACTAACTAACCGTTGAACTTCATCGTAGCCCACAGATTCTTTACTTTCCGAATATTGTGGAATTTCTTCAGGTGATGCAGGTGTTGCAACGGCTTGAGCTGGTCTATTTTTAGCTACCCATGCTCCTACCGATTTATCATCAGCTGGGCCAGTATAGCCCAATTGAGATGCCATCTTATTTGCTGCTTTACCAAACCAATCACTTCTTTCAAAGCTGCGATACCATCCATCTGCTTGTCTCTCGTAACGAGTTCCCTTGACCCAATATTCTTGCCCTATTTGTGCCTTAGGAAATTTTTGATTTAACCAAAGAGCATTTTGACCCCCTTGGCCTTTAGCATCAGGATCTCTGTATGCAGTTTGCGGCTGTTGAGTTGTTGCCTGTGACCCTTGGGCTTGAGTCCCCATTTGAGTACCGTAGTTTTTACCCTTCCAAGTAAACGTCTGTTCTTTATTTTTACGAGCATCTGCAAATGCTTGACCAAATGTCATTGTATCTCTATTTTTAGGTGTTGTTGTAGTTGTTGCAGATGGTGCAGGGTCGTCTGATGCTGCAGGAGCAGCTACAGGAGCAGCAGCTTGTGTATTGCTTGCGGCTTGGGCTTGTGCTACAGCAGGCGCAACTTCAGGTTTTGAAACCGTTGATGATGCTACTCCGTCTTGAAACCCTTTTTGATAATCCGGACTTCCACTAGGAGCCACAGCTTCATTAACTTGTAAAGTTAATTGACCCATTTGATCTTCTAACGCACTGACATCGAAGTTAGGGGAGTCTGGGTTTTTTTTAATTCCGGCTAATCGAACAATATTACTGTGTTCATCTCCGCTAGGATCTTTCATATCAATAAATTTTAATACTTTCATAAGATCCTGGTCGCCGGCATCTCCAAACTCACCGTCTTCAAACGCTTTCTTAACTTTAATTTTAATACGTTGGCCGCCTAGTGGGAAGTTGCCTTCTTCTTTATTATAAAATCCAGAAATATATTTTAACATTGCTGGCAGGCCGGGTTCTTCTGGTTCATCAAATCCGCATTCCATTGCTGTCATGCCACATTCTTTAATAGCATCATGCAATGTCATACTTTTACCACCAATACTTAATTTAGTGTCTAACGTTGCGCCGGCTTTTTTAGCTTTGTCAATTGCACCTTTTAATCCTTTCTGTGCTAGATGTTTAGCTTGGCTGTGGCCTTGGCCAAATTTGCCAGGTGTTACTTTTTTACTAGGTGTAGGATCTGGATCAA